TTGTAGCAACATAGTTTGTTAGTTGTGGAATCGTAAACAACCAAGCCCGTGGCAGGTGATGCGATGGCGTTCTTTTGGGTTGTTGTCATTCGGGGTGGCAGGAATCCACGAGTTGTGCTACCTATTGCAAAAATGGCACTTGCGTAGGTTGTTGTATCACCTACCCCAACTTCACCCGATGATATAGATAATGGACTTGAACCCGTATTTGTCCTTATAGCACGCAATGAACTATCAATAGAAGGGTTGTTATTTATACCGATATACCCATTATTACCACCAAAAGTAAGTGAATTGATATTTACCTTCAAATCGTCAGTTACAGTTATCGCCGAACTCCCCGCACTATTCTGCACCAAAAGCGATGTAGTGGCGGATGTTGAGCCACTGCCTTTGATGCCGACTCTTGCACCTAATGATGTTAGTTGACCAAAAGTTGAATCAGAATTCGTAAGCAATCCAAATCCACCAAAGTACATATTTGCACTTCCACAGTTGGCGTGTAGTACTGAGGATACCCCCGTATTACTATTAGTTGCATACAAGGCAGTATTGCCATCGGTATTAATAAAAGCCCCTATACCATTTACTTGCAAATTTCGTGTTGGTGCATTTGTACCAATACCCAACCTATTATTTGTATCATCCCAAAAGAAGTTTGTGGCATCACTCGCAAAGGCACTTCCATTGCTGAACTGAATAGCACCCGATACACCGCTTGGTGATGTTACCACATTGATATTCCCACTTCCTAAAATTGATGTGGAATTTATGGTCTTGATGTTTGTACCCGATACCAACACGGGTTGCAATGCCGTTCCACTTTGCGTTAAATTACCCGTGAAATTTACACCCGTGGTCGATGTTTCCATTGGTAGGTTTGTACCTAATCCATCAGATAGCACTTTTAATGTTGCATCGATTGGTCCGTTATCGCCCACCTTTATTAGGGCATCGTAAGTTGTTGCGGGGGTTAACCCGTATAATGAAATTCCCATGTCTTATATATTATTCCAAGTTTCGTTGATTTCTTCCCACCTCACATTAATTCCTTGCCATTGCTCATTTGTAAATACGGGGCTTCGTGTAATGTTTCCAATCCCTTGCGCCCATAACGACCCATCGCAACACTTTCGTGAATATTTATTTTCATCCTTGCATAAACACCCCCGTACTCCGCCCCCTTGTGGTGAACTCCGTGATGGTGTTTTCCATCCTTGGGATGGTGCTGATTTGTTGTTATATTCTTGACCCCAATCGCTCATCGTTTTATAATTATCATTAACAAAATTAAACCCAAAAACAAAGTTAATCCAATCCATTGTGGAACCTTTACGCGTTCCGTGTACTTTATTTGTGCGGGTAACTGAATTGTTTTGGTGTATCTTATGGTGTCGGCCTTTACAACTGTGTGAACTCGGATAACATCGTGGTTTCTGTAAACAATCGTTTTAACGCCGTCTTTTTCCAAAGTGATGGTATCAATTGACTTTGTGTTAAAAGTGTCTGTAATGGTCACAGAATCGCGTACAAATAGGGTATCAATGGTGTGGGTTGATGTTTGTGCCATAGCGGGGTTCTTTTGGATGGCTTTTTTTAAGTGCCATTCGGCCGAACACCCCGTTAAGAATATCATAATGGCGATTATCTTGGTTGTTTTTGTAAACAAATCACATTTGACCGCATTAACGATTTTCAATTGCGTTATGTAGGTGGTCAATTTCTTGACCTTGTCTTCCTTTGGTTTATATGTCTTTTTTACAAATTCCATGTAACGAAATTCGATGGGTTTGTATTTGGGTATTCTCCCGCTTGTTGGTTGGCGGTGTACTCGGGGTATCGTTGTGGGAAAAAGGATAAATAATCCACGCAACGCCTACGATAAGTTTCTGCTATGTTTCTTTGTCGTTGCACAATAGTGTCCAATTCCTCCTTGCTTGGTAACTGTGTATTCTCGGGTGAGTTACGCACAATACCACCATTGGTTACCTCATACCCGTGGAATAACAACAAATCACTCATTGCGTAATGAATCAACAAAGGTTGCAAATAGTGTTCAACCAACAAAAGATAATATCCCGCCAATGTGTTTGTTTGCACATCATCCAATAACTTCCGATACAACACCGTTCCGCATAATTCTTGAACTTGGATGTCCTGGGCTATCTTAATAAATGGGGTTATTTTATCCACATCAAAATTCCCACTCAATTGGGTGTATTTGAATATGTCCTCCTTGGTGATTAATAATACATCATCGTTTGCGTACATCTCTTATTTGTTTTTTAATGAACCTTTGTTTGGCATATCAATTGGGCGTGTTGATGCCGTTTCCCATCCACTTGGTGAAAATGGAACCCCCGCAGCGTTGGCACTCTTATTTGATACTTCGTTGTAATTTTCTAAATCGCGATTCTCACCCGTTTCGCCTGGTTGCTTAGGTAAAAATTTACCCTTGATTTGTTTCCGTCTGAATGTCAATCGTTCCCATCTGTGGTGGCAATTAACACCGCCCTTGTATTTCCAAATGGAATATGAACTTTGTCCGCTTGGTGCAAATTGTCCGTTCACACCCGCATCCCCCATTGTCAAAATATCTTCACGGCGATAAATTACTCCCCCTTTGGATTCTTGAACCATTGTAGAACAAAACTGCCTTGAATTGTCGGCCACGATATGAGGGCCGTACCGATAACGGATTTTGTAAACCCCTTTATCATCACCACTTTTTTTATTGGGGTTTTCATAGGCCATGTTAAATCTTAGTTCCTCATCCGCATCCGTAACTTCTGTAACATCAATAAGTTCCCACACCTCGTTGTTAATTATTTCCCCACGGGATTTCAAATGTTCCAACCACGAATCTTCATCCGCGATGGTCATGTCCGCTAAATCAATCTTTTTTTTTAATGACAACGATACGCCCGTTTCTTCCTCGCGTGTTTCATCGTCAATTACATTGCCCGTTAAATCCGTAAATTCAAGGGGTTGTAATGTCTTGAAATACATATTAAGGTTGTAACCGTTGTGGTTCAATACCTTGGTAACCGCATCAATAACCAATCTTTGGAATGGGCGAATAACAACATTGTCAAACAAGATAGATGCCGACTTTAATTCATCAGCGTTATTACCAAATCCCGTTCCGTCTTTAATACCTAACAACAACGGCGATACCACGCGATGCGATATCATAACCTTTTGCATTGATTCCGAACTAAGGAATTGATATTGGTTGTGGGCATCACTTAATTGTACTGGTGTAATATCCGCAGCCGAATCCTTGCCATCGTTCCAACTGATAATAAAACGACCCGCATTGGACGATCCACCAAACTTCGATTTGATTTGGGCTTCAACTGTATCTTTAACCTCGGCGGGTGGTTGCCCATTGTTGAAGTTTATCAACATACTTGGCGCAAGACCATTCATAATGTTGTTGATGTGGAAATTCGATATCTCCGCTTCCAAGTTTGCATATTGCGTACCGCCTTGGTAGTCCACGGGTGCGAAGTAAAACGAACCCGTTGAATATGGTTTGATTGTTAATATACATTCATTTGAAGTTTCGTCATAACCCCATGCCCGTATCTCTGTGGGTTGTGTGCCACGCTTGATATTGGCCCAATCGGGATAATAATAATACTTTTCAATCTCGCCTTTATCGTTGCACTTGGCGGGGCGAAGTGTTTGTTGTGGAAAGTGCTTGGCTTGAACATACTTTTTCTTATCCTTTGACTTGATAAGTTGAAACGATGCTTGGCCCAACATCTTCAAATCCATAATTACCGCCCGTAAATCATCCCCACTAAACATTTTTTTGAACTCAATGTATCCTGGTAAATCGCGCGATGTGGTTGTCACCTCTAATCCCTTGCCATAAATTTGGTCTGCAATCCCTTTGATACACGCATTATTGGTTGGTGAACCATGATACAAGTCAATCAAATACTGATAATAATTGTTATCGTCACCATATTGCACCCAATCTTTGTTCTTTTGTTCAATGATGGATGGGGCGGTGTATGATTGTAGTTGTATAAATTCTAAACTCATAGTGTTATCCAATTAGGTGAAACGGGGGCCGTTGTATCCCATTGTTTCCAAGTGTTATTGATGTTGGTTGTTCCCGTAATCCAATACCCTAAATACTCCCATACCAAGTTATTTGCATTGAATACACGAATTAATATCTCATCGGTGTATTGTGCAACCGCATTGATGGCGGTTAATGATGGCAAATTCATCGTGTAAAACGA